TTTCTGCTTTAACAATAAGTTTACTTTTGTATTGTCTAAAACTTATGCCTTTAAAACCTGTAGTGTTATTAGATTTTAAAGATTCCTGCAACATTTGATTTATTTGAATATCGTTATATTTATCTAGTATTGGTAATCTCTTATACTCACCAACGTGTCTTTCTGTATAAGGTTCTCCATTCAACACAAGTTTCTTCATACACATGTGACGATATTCTACAGCCAGTGCTAACGCGAGTTCTTTACCATATTTGACAACAGAAAAATGTTTAGAAATAACTTTCCCATTTAATCTGTAATTTGCTGTAAATATATTGTTATTAAAAGATACACCTTTATAACCTGTTAGATTATTCTTATTGAGTGTCTTAGTGTTCTTAGAATTGCACTCTTGAGTAACTTTTCTAAGATTATTTATGTTGTTATTTAAAGAATCACCGTCTATGTGATCTATAACAAATCCAATAGGGTCTTCGTTGTTTAGTAGGAACCAAACAACTCTGTGAACTTTTCTATTTGAGTTATTAACTTTAACCACATACCTACCTTGAGATAAATGACCAGCAATATCCCCTGCACTTCTTTTTAATGATCCTCTTTGGTTGTTACCTACCTTATAGCGTAAGCAAGTAGGACTCGTAGTATCATAATAATATTTTGAGCGAAGAAGTTCAGAGTCCACTTCTAAAGACTTGGCTTCAATAGTTGTTTGATGAACATTTCCTACAGATTTATATAACTTAATCAAATCAACTTCTAATTTTTGTGCCTCTTTTTGCGTCATATTTTCCTTTACAACGCAGTAGTACCACAGATTATTATTTACAATTTCTTTCCAGAATTTTGATCTGTTTCTAGTTGACTTCATTCTTTGACCACAACCTGAGCCGACATTAAACACTTCATTAGTTCCGACTACTCTGTGTAAGTACACATAATATTTATCTTCTTTACTCATTAATTATCCCTCTTATGATACTCTATAAGAACGTAAGGCAGGTGCTAGAGGAAACACTGTTCAATTAGGGTAATTAGTCCTAATCTAGCCTCCGTTTATTTCTTTAAAAGAACTATAATAACTCACTTAAAGAAACAGCTTCCGAAGAAGCTGGAATTTACTTTTTCTTTTGTTTATCTTCTTTTTCTTGTTGTTGTTTTCTAGCAAAACTCATGGCAATGTTGTCAAACATTTTAATTATGTCTATTTCCCATTGTTCAGGTTCTATTCCTTGAAGATTAAAATAACACCATATTTCTTGATATGTAATCGGGGATGCACCGAAACCAGAAGCTCTGGTGTTATTTAAAGAAAGAAACCACTGCCAACACTCTCGCATCGAATCTGGGAGTTCAATTTGAGAGTCTAGTTGTTCTGGTCTCTTTTTAGTTAGTCTTTCAACTGCTTCCAAGTGCTCACGAAGAGTTCTACCATCAGGTTGAATTTCGGATAATCCGAATTCCTGTTCAGCATACTCTCTTGCTTGCACTACATCCTCTTTATTGAAAATTCAAAAGTTCATCAGAGGCGTTCATCACTTCTGTGCGAATCCAAGAATGTTCACGTAAAATACGTTCAGCATTTTCCTTGGTAAATGGAACCTCTGTCCCAGCTTCACCTAACCCACGCCATGAAATAATACGAGTAATACAGGATTCAATTGCCATATCTTCAGCATCTTCTAAGGACATTTCTTCTTCGCGTCCCTTGCGTTTAGCTGTGATTTCCTTTTGTCGATACTCTGTATACTTTTTACGGGCATATGCGCGAGCTACTTTAGATTCGGCACCACGTACTTTTACGAAAGCACCTGTACGTTCACCAGTCGGAGGCCAAACTAGTTCAAACTCGTAACCAGCTTCGGAGGTTTCAGATAGATTTTTTACTTTAAGATCAAGCATTGTATTTCCTTTCATTCATCCAATAGTATTCCTTCATGGTTTATTTGGATTGGTTAATTAATCGATTAATATGTAGTGACATAATCAGAACATAAATCAATTATAACATACAAGGTCTAAATAATCAAGTTAAATCGTGCTATAATAGACGGTTAATTCAGAAGGAGGTCTACAGTGATACGGAGTGGAATAAATTTCATATTGAATTTTGAACATAAACCCTCAGGCACTTACATTTATTTGCACAAAAAGGCAACATGTGGTACTGTGTTCTATATTGGTAAGGGACAATCGGACAGATATATTTCAACAAACAGAACAGACTATTGGAAAAGAGTTGCGACAAAACATGGGGTGATTGTTGAAATAGTACATGAGGATTTACAAGAGTGGTACGCTATGGAGATTGAATGCCTGCTTATCTCGTATTATGGTAGAAAAGACATAAAACAAGGTCTCCTAGTTAACCTCACAGATGGTGGTGATGGCGCTAAAGGTGCCATAGACACTGAAATATGTACAATAACTAATTACAAGACAAATGAAGAATTTAAAGGGACAAGGCAAGATGTTAAAAATAAAATAGGATGTTCATATGCTTCTTTGTACAGAACATCTAAAGGCTCTGCTATTTTTAGAAAAGGATGGTATATCCCGTCGGAAGTTACTTCCGAAGAATTAGCTTTACGACTTAATGCTGAAAATGGTTCTTATTATGCTTGCACTGATACATCCATAAAGGAACTCATAAATATTGACACCCTCGAAACATTTAAAGGTACTCGAAAAGAGTTTTACAAGTATACTAACATTGACGCAAGTGTCTTATTTAATGGGATAAATAAAGTAAGAAAAAGATGGACATTAATGGAAACTTATAAAACCATTAACACAGCTAAGTTGAAACATCAGAACCACGACTGTAACCAGTATGTATTGTTGAATATTACTACTGGTGAAATATTTAAAGGAAGAAGAGATGAATTCAAAAACAAATTTCAAATTAATATACAAGGTTTATTTGGTAATCAAAGAGCTAAAGTTTGCTTAGGGTGGTGTATTGTAGAGTAAACAATAAGAAAACCCCAAGAACCAATGAAGGAACTTGGGGTTTATTTTAGATTAACTAATTAGGCTGCAGCAGTATCAACTACTTGGATTGTACTTGCAGGTAGACCAGTAGAAGTAACATCGTTTAGAACAGCAGTAAACGCAGCAGTTGCTACGATACCCATGTCAGTATCAGACTTAGAGAAACTAGACAGTTTAGCCTTAGGAATAACGAAAGACATAACACCGGCAGTTTTTTCTTCACCTGTTGCTAGAGCTAGAACTAAAGTAGTGTTTGTTTCGTTTTCAAACAGATCACGAACAACAGCATCTTCAAAGTACATACTTAGGTTACCAGTAACGGTTAATGTACCAGTGAAAATAGCTTCAGCACTTTCAGAACCGATACATTGTGAAGGTTCCATCGCACGGTCAACTGAGAAATCAAACGCTGTTACGCAAGCTGTAGTAGTAGAACCATTGATAATAACAGCACCATTAACAGCAGCTACAATACCAGTAGTGCTTAGAGCAGTTGGTGTTGTGAAATATTGAGAAGTGCCAGTTTGTGCTAAACCTTTACCCATTAGAGTGAAGTCAGTAGTAACTAGACCAGTAGCAGGAACAGAAACATTCCAAGTGCCAACCTTAACACCAGTATGAACTTCAGACTGGGCAATATCAGCATACCATTCCTCTACTGTGAAGCTTTGATCAGTATGACCAGATAAAGGAATAATACTTTCTTTACCAACAGAAGCAACTGCAACAGTAGCAATTGGACCTTCAGCAACTAGTGCAGTACCACTTAATGGACGAACACTCATTGTCAGAGCAGCAACACTAACTACTAGTAAGTTATTACCTACGTTAGCAGCATTAAGGCCACCACCAGTCAAACGAATAACTTCACCTACTTTAAATAGATCAGTAAGGAAGCTACCAGAAGCACGAGTTAAAGTGTGTAGACCAGCAGATAAAGCTGAAATAGTAATTGAAGCACTAGCAGTAGTACCACCAACAGCAAAATCCTTAGCTAGAACAGCTTGGATTAATTCACTATAAGAACCGGGAGATAATTCACCAGATAAAGAACCGTCTGTACTCTTAGTACCTAAACGGAAATCAGCTACTTGTTGATCTGTACGAATCTCTGCGGATTGGTATGACTCACGAGTACTGTTAAAATCAGCAGAAGTTCTGCGGAGTAATTTAGCACCAGTATCGCCAGCTAATACACCGAAAGTTGTTTCTTTCTTAATAGCTACTTGCTTACTAACGCCTTTTGCTTTTGTTGCCATAATTTAATTTCCTTATATATTTTGCAAAATATGCTATTCAGGCATAGCTGCCATATCAATCCGCGAGTTATTAAGTATTAACTTTAAATAAAGTTAAATCTAGGTATTAACTTCGCAAGTTAAATCGATTAACACTGGTACAACTACTCTATCATTGGTGATAAATACAGAACCAATTTTTGGAGTTTCCAGTGATCTAATTAAGACATTACCTTCGGTTGTACTCCAACCTTTATGGAATGTTGTTCTCAACAGTTCAGCACGAGTAAGTGCTGCAGCAGTACCTTTACCTTTAATGTCGCAAATAAAGATTTGAAACTGCAGGTTTTCTCTGTGATATCCAATAGGAAAACTAGGGTCTTGTAGGTTGTTAAACACTAGTTGTGTACGCTGATACATTGCGTTGACTGGTGGGGTAAACTCTATACCTTCATGTGCAGTTGGTACTGAACCTGCTACTTGGGATAACTTACGCTCTACTGCTTTTTTAATATTTAATATTTCTGCCATGAGCGTCCTTTTATTCTTCTTTTATTCTTCTTTTATTGTTTATAATATCTCACCAGATTGATCTTGTAAGCATTCATCACTTGGTCTACTGTTGGTTTAACAATACCTGTTGGAGCTTGGTCAGAATAACCATTCTCAAGCATATTAATATAAGGACCAGTATTACCTATGGTAAACGATTGTCCTAGTTTGTATGATTGCATTTTAGACTTCACAATACTTAATGCTTCAGACCCTGAATAAACGTCCTGCATCTGTAGTGATCCTACGTAGCTAACTTGCCAGCTACCTTGAGCAAAACCAGCCTCAGGTTGTAGATAAGTACGAGCTTTATATAATGATTCATATTTTACATCATCACCCAGTGGAGTATTACTTATAGCTGTCATTGCAAACTCATAAGCAAACCCACGAACCATATTCTCCATTCGCCTTACAATTTCAGCGTGAGCTTTCTTTAGACTCTCCAGAGTTTTACTTACATCAGCACTGATCATAAATTAGCCCTTTACAGCGATTATTCTATAAAGTGTTACCGTACTACTAGCGACATGTTCCTGATAGCTCTGAACGCGATATACGCTGTTCTTGTAGGCTATTTCGTCGTTGAGTTTAGGGGTAAATGCTAACGGAGGGTTAGCTAAGTAGAACATGATCACTTCTTTACCAACGAGAGCAGGGTAGTTATAATTATTTATAGTCATCTGTTTAGGATACATCCGTAAGGTGTAATCAACAGAAGTGTTTGTTGTACTTCCTGTTTCAACGTTATAAGCACCTGTAGTAACTGAGGAATAAACTAAGTCTAAACCGTGACGTTGTAGCGCACCTTGTGTAGCTGTTAGAAAACTCATGGTTTATACCTCAAATGGTTTACTAGGGAAGCTAGACAGGTTCTCAGTGTAAGGATTGTTTACTCTGTTGTTATCAACGTTAGCATTATTGGTTTGCATTTCGGATAATGAGATACCACCGAAGTAAGCTTGAGTATTGTTTAACAGAGGATTCAGGTTAGGATTAGCTAAGTACATCTGTAGAGCTAGTCTATATTGTTCTGCAGCTTTTGACCCACGTAGAGCAAATATATCGACTGTCTCGTCACCTCGTTGAGACAACATTAGTAATATTGTTCTAGCTGCATCTAATGATGCCTTGGTGATATTGTTGCTGTTTTTTTCTAGGTAATAAGCGTAAGTATCATCTGAGAGTAAAGGAAATGACTGGTCAAGATCAGCTACCTCAATTCTGCACTTTTGTATATCTGTCCATACTGGCATTTAATTATCCTTTTATGTTCCGTGCCGGTCAGTATAACCTGCGCCTTGTTCGTTTAATAGTTTGATTTGCTCTTTGCGCCATTCACAGGCTAAACGGAAGGCTTCTTGTTCACCGTATTTAGAAACTGAAAATGAACGAGCTATCCTACAAACATCAGAACTTATTGAAGCCCTATATGTTTTATTATTAGATGCATACGATACTCCAGTTACACTGGTAACACTTCGTTTATCTACTTTAGTATTTCTACGATTGGTAGTGTGGTCTACTTGTCTTAAATTAGAAGGTAAATTATTGTAATGATTACCGTCTATATGGTCAATTACTTTATCTTCTGAAATACCACCATTAGTTAATAAGTAGACAATGCGATGCACTCTGTAATTTTTACCTTTTAAGCAGACCTGCCAACCAGAGGTTCCTTTATTACCAGCAACATCACCTTGTTTATGAATGATGGAATATTTAATATCTCCATAATCATGAGCATATACGTTTTGTTTATATCGTAAACAAGTTTTACTTGTAACATCAACATAGTACATGTTATTAAATGTATCAAAATCTAAGGTTTTGACTTTTGATGACGATGTAGATAAATTAACTATTTTAGGACCATATTCTAGAATTAGTTTTTCTTCTAATTCCAACGCTTCATCTTTAGTTAAATTATCTTTTAGAATTTCATGAATAAATCCACAAGCATCCTCTACTACTTTATTCCAAGTTTTCAATTTACGAATTGTACATTTAGCTCTAATCAAAGTACCTTGGCCTATATAGAAAATTTCTCCGTTATCTTTTCTATAATGTGCATATACACAGTATTTATTTTTCATTGTTTCTCCTTAACAACTCCGTTTGATAATAAAGGCAGGAAGGTGGAGAACCTTCTTTTCCCTCCGTCGAGGTAGCCAATATATATTCTAACACAGGATACTGAACTTAATCAATACCCTGCAGTAGAAAGCCTCAATCAAGAGGCTATTTAATCAATTAAGATTAGTTAGAAGTTGTACCTTTTACAACTAACTGAGGGCGACGAATAACGTGAGTAACGTTGAATTCACCGTCAATATCAATTCCGTTCCCCTTTGGATCACGATATGTCCATAGGTAACCACGTTCTGCGATAGTATTAGTAAAATCTAATTTGTTAGCAGGACCAAAATAAGACATAAAGGTGTCAGTAGTACCAGTAGGAACGAACACAACTTCACCAGCAGGGATTAAACGCTGACCAGCTAGAACAGTACGAACTTCAATGAAGCGAATACCTGCGTAGGTAAACTCACGGTATAGACCGTTGTTACCACCAGCACGATTACGCTGAATCATCTGACCTTCAGTAGCACTGAAGTATTGATAAGCAGTTTGAATCTTAGCATGAGCGATTAGTTTAGCGAACCACTCAGGGCTGCAATAAGCGATAATACCAGTGATAACATCACCTGTATTTGCGTTATCTTGCATGTGAGCAATAACTTCTTCAACCTTAGCTACAACATCAGTACCAGCAGTGCCAAGAACGAAGTCAACTGACTTTTGGGTAATACCAAAATCTGTTGCTAAGTTACCAACGATAGTACCATTTGGAGCGTACAGGTTCAAGGTAGTTAATGTACTAAAACGTCCAACTTCCATAGTGATATCCATATTGCGACGGATACGTTCCATTTTACGAGCTAGAACAGCAGCTTCAGTTTCAGCCATATCGGTAGAGCCATAAGCGCGTTTACCTTGGATATCTTCAGGCTTGATTGCGTCAACAACGGGCCAGTGACCGATAGGGTAAGAACGAATCTTACGGTTGTCATCCTTGTTAGCTTGTGGTTTAGCACCACGGAATTGGTCACCGATTAGACCAAGCGTTTGAGATTGTTCTTCAAAGGTAACAGTATTGGTGCTTAGGAATTCTTCAGAGAATAAACCTGAATCATTTAGTAAAGTCCATGAGTTTGGAATTAGTTGTAGTTCTTGTGTTACGTCTACTACTTCAAAAGCATTAGTATAAGAGCGAATAGTTGCCATTTTATATTTTCCTTGTTATTGTTATGTTAGATTAAGCAGCTTCAAGAACTTGAATACCGAGAGCAGCTAAGGATGCATAGATAGCTTCTTTTTCAGCGTCTGTATTGTGAGTAGCATCTAGAACTAGAGCAGTCTTGCTAATAGTAGCTGGACCACGAACAATTACTGCCATTTTAGTGTCAGTAGTAGCTGGAATAGCTTTATCTTCTAGAACAAGAGCAGCAGCAACTTGTGAACCATCAGTAGCGGTTTGAACGCAGATTTTGTACTTGTAAGTACCTAGAACAGTAACCTTAAAGCCATCGCCAATAGCGAAGTCGGTGGCACCGTCAGCGATAGTGAAAGCTAAACCACCCTTAGAGAATGCTACAGCTACAGTACCAGTACCAACAGCAACACCATCAGGGTCAACTACTAGGAATGTACCAGCGTTTGCAGAAGCTGCAGTGAATACTACAGAATATACACCTACTTTAGCTGGAGCAGTTACAGTTACAGCACCGAAAGTACCATTACCTGTGTTACCTGCGTTAGCAGCAGCAGAAGCAGTGCCAGAAGTGATTGTTTTACCTAGAACAGTACCTACTGCGTATGTAGAAGCTGCGTCATTTACGATAACAGCGTCGCGGCAGAAGTTTAGTTCTTTCTTGTATTCGTGCTTAACTAGATTAGAAAGACGATATGTATCAGTTGCAATTACGGTCATTTTATATTTTCCTTAAAATTATTGTTTAGCTTGTTTAGCTTTTAGGACTCGCGCTAATGCGCTTTCCTGTGGTTTTTCATCTTCAGATACTGATGCACCTTTTTCTTGGAATAGATCAGATTTCTCTAGTGTTTCTTTTGATTTCTCAACAGCTACTTGCATGGAAGTAATAGCACCTAAAAATGCAGTAAAATCTTCATCAGATTCTAGAGCTAGGGCAGCTTTTACGATTGGAGCAACTAACTTTTCGTCTTTAACAACAGCAGTAAACTGTGCAGTCTTGGACTTGGTAATTTGTTCTTGTTTTTCTTTTTGGAATACTGCGATAGAATCGAGTGCTTTCTGGAGTTCAACAGATTTATCTTCTAGAGATTTCTGTAGATCAACCAAAACAGACTTCTCAACCATTTCAACAGTAGCTTCTGTAGTAACAGGTTTTGTCATGTGTTTTTCCTTTGACTTCTTGGTAATAACTGAGGTTTTACCCTCACTAACCTCGTGCACGATATGTGAGGTATCTGACTCAGCAGCCTTAGCCACTTCTTCGGATTCTTTTTTAGCTAATGCTTTTTCAATCAGTACTTGATCGTTTAGCATTGCTAGGTATTGTTTTTCATCTAACACAGATAAAACATCTGCAATATTTTTAGATTCGTTCAGAGATTTAAGTACCGTAAATGAATCTAGTTTTTCTTGGATATAATTTTCGTACCAGTCTTCAGGTTCTGATTCATCGGTATCTTCTGGTTTAACATATCCCATTAATCGTGCTAGAACTTCAGCATCTTCATAGTACACTGAAAAGAACTTACGCAGAAAATCAGGTAATTCCATTGTTACTTGGACCTGTTGCATTTTCTCAATAGCTTCTTTACTGAACTTATTAGCTTTTAGAACCAGTGCATAATCTGCACCATTTGCTGGTCCACCAACTTCAGGAGAAACTAAAGCAATATGACTAGTCTCTGAACTAAAATCAATATTGGTTAGTTTCCTTTTTGTTTTTCTTACTGTTGTCATTTGATTCCTTTATTCTGTGTCATCTAGTTCTTCTACTTCAGCCATAGCTCCAATAGAAATACCATTAACTTGACCTGATTTGACCATCTCCCAAAGATTATCATCTTTAACTTGAAGTGTCATCAACCAAGTACCTTTGGTTACAGCCTGAGAATTTAGTACCATATCAGCAGGAGCAATATACGATTCGATTACCTCGAAAGTATCTGTCATTGCCATGTGGAATAGATTTGCTCGTTGCAAAGAAGAATTAAAAGATTCTTTAGCTTTACGGACTTCTTCTGCTGATGTATAATCACCGTGAAGGTCAGTTGAATCTGGAAGCATAGCAACATAAGTTACTTGCTTCAATTCTTCGTTTAATGCTTTGGCGACTTGGACCTTAGTATTTGTTTTATTCATAATATCCTTTTAATATACGCCTTGTAGTAATTATACCATACAATTTACAGAAATACTAGTTAAATATTAATATAACGGTAACATTGTATGGTAATTATTTAAGTTACAGTAATAGGAGTTAGTATTGGAAATACTGCAACAGTAACAGAACCCGGTAAAGTACCAGTAGCTATACTTGTTTCATCATAATTTGGAGGGGCAAAGCTTCTGACTTTAACAGTACCACTAGGTACAGATGATAATGTAATGACAATTTGATTACTAGTTACTGTTGCTGAACTTTGGGTTAGCAATGTAGTAAAATTATCATTACTGACTTCGTAACCTGTCAATGCTGAACCTGTTATACCTGATGTACCGTTTAGATCAATACTCAAAGTTATTACGGCACCTACTCTTGACGCTCCAGTCACCAGTGGTCCTCTACCATCATAGGCTATGGAACCAAAAGCTCTTCGTGCAATTGTCAATCCTGATAAATATGACCATTTAGTACTACCTGCTGCAGTAAAATGCAACGAATCAGTCATCGGTATACCAACAGAGTGAGTAGCTGTCCAAACATCTGTCCCATTCTCTAAGTCATTTAATAATTTACGAACAGTAGAAGACCTTAGCGTTGTAGTTGAGTTATTTGTAGCAGCAGTATCTTTACCAACAATACGATTAAATGTTTTTACATCAGTATTACCACCAATAGATTTAAATCCAGCTACAAGCGAAGCATAATCAGTTACATAGTTTGTATAACTACTAGATGATAATGCCTCGGCCTCACCTTGACTCCATAGGACAATCTCAAAGTAACCACCTATTTCCGTCACAAACGCTGTGAATGTAGTCCAATTTGCAGTTCCGGGTTTAAGAGTATCAAGTGAATTTGATGCAAAACCAGCAGCAGCAACACCAACAGGAATACCTGTAGCATCACTCAAACTCTTTGCCAATCCCACCATATTAGGTTGTAGTGCCAATGCCTGTGGTGTAAGTTCATTCATCCATCGTCTAAAGGTCGATCCTACATATAACGCAAATCCATTAAACCCAGATATTTTATCGTTACCACCGTAACCTGCACTACCACCGTTACCGCTGAGATTAACAGCGTTAGATTGACCGTATGCTACAACAAGAATACCAACGGAGAAATGATTAGGTGTAAACACCCGAGTTTCATTATCTACACCAGTCCACCCAATATCAATATAGTAAGGACCACCAGTAGCTACCGTTATATCTCCTGAGAATGTGCCAGAACCAAATGTAGGATTGTAAACTGCCCAATCTTTTACAACAGCACCAGTACTTCTTGTTCTTAATCTATAAGCCCAAGATACAGGTGTACCTGTATATGTACCTGTGAATGTAATTGTTCTATTATTAGTAGCTGTGTTACGACCATAAAATTCTAACGGATCATTTACGTAAACATTTATATCTTCAACTTTTATAGAACCTGCTAGTATTAATGGATAAAAACAGTGACGTAATCCAGCAGGGCCAGTTCTAATAGCAATTGAGCCTACTGCAAATTTCTTATCAGGGAATAATGCGGTTGCATCAGTGTATAACTGGTCAGGAACTCTTAGAAGCATTGTTGCTTCAGTTGCACCAACCTTACAACGTACACGATCACCTACGATTTCAAAACTAGCAAAACCAGAGACTGGTAATCCTACATATCTGAAGATTTCAATATCAGACCCTGAGTTGGTTCTGTATATACGAAATTGCATAACACCACCGGATATACTGAAGGCAGATACAGATAAATAGTTAGTCGTATCTTGCCATGCTAACAGTACTCTCTGATCATACCACTGATAAGGTGTGGCACTGTTTGATAAAGAACCACCTTGTTGACTATAATCATATTCAAAAGTAATCTTTCGTGGTGTTGATGGTGTAGGTGTTAACTGAAAACCATAAGGGGCTTCACCGTTACTTCCTGTATTCATTCTAAACATACCATCTGCAGATTTTACCTTATCAGCTTTGACAGTATCTCCTGCTCTTGTCCAACCAGATCGTCCAGTTAAACTAGTATTTGTACTATCTGCAGTATCAAAGAACAACGGTGATAATTCTGTTACTGATAAAGACGTTATACCACTGCTCTTTGATATATTTAAACCTAAGTTAATACCTAGTTTCATATAATAACCTTTAAATAAAAGCTACAATATTACTAGCAGTAGTACCGACAGCGTTTACACGTTTAATATAAAATGGACCTAGAGTGCTACCTGCATTGACATTACTGAAAGTAACAACAGAATCATCAACGTTTACAACAGCTACATTTCCGGCAGTACCTACATATAATTGCCTTACTTCTTGTGAGAAGTTGTTACTTGCGTGAGGTGTTACCGCAAATACTAAAGGAGAAGGTGATTGATCTTGAGTTGACATATTATTTCCTTGTTTATAATTTAATTGAAGCCTGATAATTCAGGCTCCGTTCACTTAGTAGTAACTATTATTCAAAACCATAAATAGGTTGATAAGTAAATTGAATAACTTGAGAAGCAGTAGCAGTACCTACTAAGAACTTACCAACTAATGCAACAAATTCTCCGGGATTTACAAAAATAGGAGCATCACCTAGGTCTAGGAAAATTGAACCTGATTGTGGTTGTTGACCAATAGCTGCACCTACGGGCCATGTCATAAAACCTAATGATAATCTTCGTGGAGCCTTAGCAGCAGCACCTTCAGCAGTAGCCAGTGAAACTGCACTGTGACCGTATGCTAATGAGAATTGAATTGTTGTAGCTGTAGTAGCAACTGCAGCACCAATATTAACCGCATCTAATCTGATACCTCGTAGAACTAGTCTACGCCCTTGAACGTTAACTGTACCTAATGGAACTTGATAACTAGACCAAATACCATCAGTAGCGGCGGCTACTGCTGCAATTACTGCACCTTGACCACCTAGGCCACCCGGTAAGTTAGCTGTTAAAGCAGTATTAGAAGGTGCTGCTGCTGTAGGATTGGTACTGTTTACATAGGTAGCTAAACTACCCATTGTACCACCACTTAAACCTTGGTAAGAACCCATTAAACGGCTTCCGTTTGTACTAGGAGTTGTACTTAGATTAGTACCACCTAGTCTGATGTTATAGGCCCCTGCCGTACATTGTAGAATACCACCCGCCGCACCACCAACAATACGATGTTTAATGAAAGCATTACCTGATGCTGCCATAAACATTCTACTCTGGGCAGCAGGTTGTGGTAATGTTCCTAAGCAAACAGCACCAGTTCCATCATTTACCCAAAATTGTGCATCTACTGTACTTGAATAGCAAATAAATTGATAACGTTTAGAGTTATCATAAAGCCACGTACCCGTTCCATTAGCCAATGGAAAAATACCAGTAGTTACTTCCGCACCGTTAAACGATGCAACACCTTGTAATCCTGCAGAGCTTAATCTAAAGAAAACACCGTCTGTAGGAGCAACTAAAGCTGTGCTAGGTATACCTACACCAAACTCAACAAAAGAATTAGCTTGTGGTTGTGCGGAAAAACCTAATTCGAAATCAGCACTCAGTGTGGTAGTACCAAACATCGGAAATGCTGCCCAAGTGCTGAATACACTACCTGAATTAACAGTAGTAGTAGAACCGGAGTTAGTAGTAAGCTGTCCCGCTGTCCAAGCGTTTGTTAATGTTGTGGTTAAATATTGGTGTTTACCTGTGTTTTGTGCGGTGTAGTTAAATACTTCATCATCCAATAGGATATCTTGACTTACTCGTGATCTGTAATCTACATCTACTTCAGGGGAACGTAGTAACACTTGACCAGTCAGTGAACCATCATCATTTTCACCAAAAGTCTTTACTGCACCCACATTACCGGGGTTTGTTGCACTATCAGTTTCGGTAATTACTTTAGCAAAACCACCTGTTAATACTTCTTGTTTTAGGCCAGATACACCGCCTACTGCTGTTACTTCCATTGACATATATTATTCCTTTAATTATTTAGTATGATTAATCTGTCCATACCCAATTGAGAGTGTACGTTCCTTGTAGTTTATGAATACTACGTACATAAATAGTAAACCCTGTACTAGGTGTAGGGGTCGATGTGCTAATACCTATGAAAGTACTTAAGTATCTGTGGTCACTTGCAGTATGATCTGAACTTGTTGCATCTGCACTAATAAATACATTAACTTTACTTGTATTTAAAATACTACCTTGACCTGTTACGGTAATAGAGGCTTCATTGTTACCGGGGAAACTTCCGAAGTTAACCAATGCTGTTCCTGAATAAGTTGGTGATCCAGAACCACCTCCAGAACTTACAGAAGTCCATGTAGAACCGTTCCAGTACATTGGTTTACCTAGACTAGTACTCCAACACCAAGCTCCTGTAACCCCCGGATCGGGGGAAGTAGCAGCCTCAGCTACAGCAAGGTTAGGCAACTGTTTGAATGATAGTTCTTTAGTTGCCATTTAGTTATCCTTGTACTAGAACACGCAATGCATTACTAGTTGGAGCTACAGCAAAACCTAAAGTAACTTGAGAAGTGCTATTTCTAGTCACATCGCATTCTACAGTTGCACCAGTTGCATTTTCAAATACTTGAACTTGAACATCAAGTGTAGATAACCCATGAGATACTGCAATACTAGTAGCAGAACCGTCACCGATGCTAGTTGCGTATTTTCTAACAACAACTGCAGTGTCAATTGAAATAACACTACCACCGATAGAAATACCTGTACCTTGTGAATATGAAGTACCAGCACCAATTTGTGTAAATGATAATGAAGTAGTACCAACTACGATAGGATCATTTGTAACTAATCTCCACTGAGTATCTGCTAGAGTAGTACCTTCTGTAATCATCACAGAAAGGCCAGCAGTTACCTCTGCATTTACATCGGCATCTGTACTTCGTGACCAAGCACCAGCAGCAGCTACATAGATACCGTTAGCTGAACCAGTACTTTGATCTTTTACTAAAACACGATCATTTGCTACTAGAGTAACACCGTCGATTGTTAGTAAACCAGACAAAGCACCTAAGTTAGCTGTTGTACCTACACGAACTGACTGTTTCCAATCTGTACCGTTTACAGCAGCATCAACATATCCCTTAGTTGCAGCATCTGAATCAACAGTAGGAGTTGCTAAACCTGTAATCTTCTGTGAGTTAAGGGACACAGAAGCTGTAGGAGCAGCCATTTGGTCTAATCGACTAGTTTGTACTGCTGTGTTAAAATCACTGATTGTAGATGCTGGTTGAGTACCTGTGTGGTTAGCTCGTGCAGTTGGATCAATCCAAGTTGAAGCGTTTCTGAACTCTAGTCTACCTGATGTACTATTGTAGTAAATCTGACCGGGAGAAGGTGTAGAAGGAGCAGAAGCTAATACTTGTACTACAGCATTTTGAATTTCATTTTTACTAAAATCAACTGCTGTTAAAAATTTACGTGCCATAATTTATCCTAATTAATTTAAATATGCTGTACCGGAAAATGAAGCAGAAAACGTAATTATTAGCTGCTGATTGTTGACGTAATTAACGTCACCTTCAACCTCGTCACCTGATGAATCAATAACAGTATAGTTAGGGAATTTACCTAAATTATGAGTTATGGTCCAAACAGCACTTGCTGGAGATTGAACATGTAGAAAGTTTGCATCAGAACCCGCTGTAGCTGGAATATTAACCCACTTACCGCTTGAGTACTTTAACACATCTTCATCTACTGGAGACTGGATATCCACATCTGTCAATGATGCTAAAGCACTAACAGATGTATCTGCAATAGTAACAGTATTTGGTTTTGGAGCTACTACTACAATCATGTTCTACTCACAGTCGGATTAATAGTAACTGAACCGGAAATAATTTTTACTTTATCTCCGGTTGGTGTAGTTTGTATTAAATCATAAGAACCAATGTTCATTACTAACTTACTAGTTTCAGTTGGTGGTAGTTTGATATCCACAATACCAAGTAAAGGAGTAACTGCCAATAAACCATTTGAGTTTGTTGCATTGATTCTATAATCCGTAGAGAACACATGATCGCGGATTTGAAGTAGAAAAGAGCTTCCAGTTAAATCCAAGGGAGAATTATCATCGTTCTTAAGTTGAACTGTTTCAACAAAACTAAGACCTCTATTTATACTTAAGTTATATTCCATATTTAACCTGTGTTCTCTACGTTGTTACTAGAAGTGTCGTTACCACTCGGAGATAATGCAGTACCTTCACCAGCAGTTTTCATTCCTTCACCAGATTTAGAAGTATTACCTGTCAAGATTTCAGTCTGCGGTGCAAGATCAACAGGAAGTTCATCAATACCAAGCGAGTTACGTACTGAGTTAAGTACTTCACGATCAAGCTCAAGTAAACCTGTACTAGAATAACGCTGAAATGCTTTACTAACTGATTCTAAATCTGTATCATCAATACCATCATAATCTAAAGTACCTGCGCGTGATACATTCCATCCGTTGAGTTCATATGTTTGCTCAATTAGTTCTTTGTTAAGAACCTCAGCAATAACCTTAATCATTGTTTCGGCAGCAATACCTGTCATACTGTTCTTTAACGAACCAAGAGCAAAGGAACCAACTTGAGTTTGTCCCATTGATGTTACTTCAGAGAAAAGTGATGTTACAATTAGGTTCTTGTAGTAATCTTTAATCTTGTTTAGATCAAAAGCTTTCTTACCATCCATTGAAAGTAATTCAAGTTTAAATAAAGGTTGCTTAGACACTTCATCGTAAGCTAACGGAAGTAGAAACGCTGTCTGCTGATTCATTTGAAGATTACGCAGAGCATTCTCGTAATAAACCTTGATAGCTTTCTGAGAAGGACTAGCATCTTCACTTAGATACTGCGGAGGAATACTCAGTACTGGAATACCAGATACATCCTTAGATACGGAGGTAGCTTCTAGGTCTTCTAGGGCTGTTAGGAAGCGCCAAGCAAGATAAGCATCCCTTAGTGGTGATTTACCGAAAGGATCACCTCTGTGCTTACCTGATCGAAACAGCATAATCTTTGATCTAGGTAAAACAACTTCTTTACTTTCTCTACCACTGAATCGGTTGTATTGATCAGAGATGCCAGAAAGATTTTGCTTTACACCAAGGATATCATTACCATCTGGACTGAAGATAAACTTTTCAATAGTTTCTTGAGCACGAATAGGTAGTTTCTTCCAACCAATAATACCATCATTATACTTACTACCATTTGAAGTATAACGCTTACGATATACTTTCTCATGTACAGAGAAACCAAACATATTCATTGATAATACATCACGAATAAACTCAGGCCATGTACCTTCCATGTCATGCATCATTTCTTCAACAATTTTACACTGCCGTTTTTCTTCTTCAGATGCATCTTTTGGAGGAACCATGTTCCACTTGGCTTTGCCTACGATATTATCGAACAATGTAAGCGCAGAATTAATTGCGCTATGTGCGCTCATAGTTTTATAGGTTTTAATGCTATGAGGAAAGTTCAGTTCTGACCGTAGTTCAGAGTCCGTTACCCCACCAAAGACGCTTAGACCTAAGTTACCCATTTCGGACAACTTAAACCTATCTGGTTGATCCACCTGAGTTTGCATTGATTGTAATTTTTTTGTTGCCACTACAGGCTCCTTTATGGGTTATAATTTGCTATAATTAAAATGTGAACGAAGGTAAAGACTGAAAGGATTGCATTGGAACAGAACTTTGATTAAAGTTTACATTCATCATTGGAGCGGAGGATACATTATTGAAAGTACCTAGCGTAAAATCAGGAATAACTTGAATGTTGTTTAGAACATAAAAAGCGTCTGAAGTAGCATCTGCTCTATCGTCGAATGTTTTATTAGTAAACTCTGTTTGCTCTAATTCGTTGATATAATCTTCAGTCCAATCTGCTCTAACTACACTAACAAAGCCTGCTTCTGCTACTGAAGCAAAAGGAAGGAATCGTTGTAGCTTACCTTTATTTGGACGGATCATCTTTACGGTAAATCCACGTTCACCTAGTTCTCGTGCAAGGTTTCTGCAGTAAGCACCAGCAGTAGCTCCCGGATCAAGTGGTAAACCAATGATACAATCTCTACCATCTTGTTCAGCACATTGAAAGATAGCACGTTCAACTTCATGAACACGTTTACGTAAAGTAATAACGTTCTCTACTGTGTACTTATTTGTTTTATCATCCTTGGATAACAACACACCAGCAGTTGCATCAACCTTTGGATTAGCTTCAGATGCTTCTGAGAAAGCTAAATCCCATGCTCTACATCTACGTTTTGCTTGTGCATTAGCATATAATGTAAAATCAACCCATTCTCTTTTAAAGAATCCACTACGTTGTTCTCTGACCCATGCACCATACAGTAATCGTCTAGATTCAACTGGAGGTAATGCTTTTAGTGTAGAAATGTAGTCTTTATTTTGTTCAAGACCAATTGGGTTATCGTAGATTGTACCGGGAATATACTTATATGATTTAACTGGATTTTCTTTACCACTACCATGAATTCTATGTGCTTCGTCTTTATCATCGTAGAATACAATACCTGAAGAATCTTTTACGAAGTATCTTTCATCGTATTTTTCCTTACGAACAGGTACTAGATTTTCATCTAACATATGTTCCACGAATTGCATCAAGAAAGATGATGGATCAGGGTTACATGTTGCGTGTGCTTGTAAAGGATAGGTTACGCGAGTAGAGCGCAAGCGAGACAAAGCATAAAACACGTTGTCACCGTCTAATTGCTGGCACTCATCGAATGCCATGCGGGAGTATTCCCGGCCTTGCAAGTTCATTCTATCTGCAGGTTTATCTAAGTAAGTAAACTGCAGTTCTGCACCGGATGAAAACACGATAGTTAAATCTCGGCTCTTGATCCGCATCTTTGGATCAATTTTGGAATAAAGATTTATTGCTGCATCAAACAAACCGCCCGATCCAGATAACATCTTTGTTGATTTACGAATAATAACAGCACGAGTTCCCGGATCGCTTATAATAGGGAGCATACTTCCAAGTAAACACATTGACTTACCCGCGAAAGCTGCACCTCCGTATATTGTGAACCAACTATCACTTGTTAAAAACTGGGATTGTGGTTCGGATGCTGGAGCGAATACTATATTACTCATTTTACTCCTATTCTGAAGGTTTAATCATTGTTAGTGAGAAGCTTGGTGCGTTAGGTTGAACTTCAGTTCCTTCGCTGTCTTCATCACCACCTTCATATGCATCTTTTAGTAAGTCTTTGTATAAAGAAATAAGTAAAGCTGCAGATTTTAGTTTGTTACTATCATTTGCATCATCACGTTTCATAATCCTACTAGCTGTCATTACACTGTCAGCAATATGTGGTTTAATCTTACGTAGTAGACTTAATAATTCTTGTTCTTTAATTTCTCTACGTGTTTTTTCACGGTTAGGTTTGATTGTTCCTAGTCGATTAATTCTGCTATCCGGTACGCCACCGTTATCTATTGTTTTTTTGAAGACCATTTTATTCCTTTACATATCCGTGATATTTTTGTTCAAGTTCCATTCTGGAATAGATAGCATCCCATAGATAATCATAAAACTCTACTATTTCTACTTTAGTTTCTGGCTCTATAAACTTTACTCTCCACCGTTTAGTAGTTTTATGCCATGAAACTCCAGTTTTACCAGACTTATTCTTAGAAGACATTCTTTGGTTATAGGCTTGTGTTGAATCATCAGCCCATCTACAATTTTCTTTACAGTATCCAATATTATTATCTATCCTGTCAATTGAATAATCTTTAATATAACTTGAACCCATGTCATCAAAAAATCCAGCAAAAGATAACCATTTATCACAAACAGAAATACCTCTTTCACCATAATTTTTGTACATAGCATTTTTAGTATCCATGCAACGAGATTTCATAGCAAACCAAGATTGATATATTTGAGTCCCATAATGTTTATGTCTTTCATGAATTGTTCCATCCTTTGTGCGAATAATACAACCACAAGATACAACTCTGCTACTTTTAAGTTGGCTTTTTCTAGCAAAAACAAAGTTTCCACATTCACATTGACATTTATACCTTAAGTATGGATATCCACCTTCTGTTATAAAATTACTCTCGTCCTCAACAACTGTGAGTTTGCCAAATTTATGCCCAATTTGATATTTCAAAATAATCCCCTAAAGTTAAGTTACTGATATTTGCAACAGGGTGCAAAGCAGAACCCTAATAAGAGTAACTTAACTTTAACGAACTACCTATTGCTTTGCTTTTATCCGTTGCATGGATATGATTTACTTACCCGCGCAGAAACGCGAATAGCTCCCTGAAGGAGCTTGAAATAAGTACTGGTTATGCTTATCCAGTGTTGACTTGAGGCGCAACCAAATCATGCCTTCGTGGTTATTTCAGTATAACCAGTATTAGGGCAGGTTACATAATCCTGCGGTTGAATTTTCGTACCAACTGTTTATCTGATCACGCTAATATTTATCTGTAGCTTTGGCAAACTATATCAGTAGGAGTTAGATAGACTCCTTGTTACGTGACTTTAGTTATCACGGACGCCTAGAACTTTCGTTCTTAACCGCAGCATCAACGGACCCTAAGGAGGTTAGGTTTGTACAAAATGTACATTATAGTAGACATTTGATAGTAAACGTATATTATAAGATACACTATTGGTGCTTTGTGAATGTTTCGAACACTCTACCTACTGCTTACAAGGCAGTTGCTCTACCGATTGAGCTAACAAAGCATGTATTTTAAATAATTGTCAGATTAGGCTCCCAATCCCTCGATGATTAAACACCGTTAGGACCGCCGTGTATTCCTCGCACTGACTTGCGGAGCTTATTTTGGTACGATGTAACAGAATTGAACTGTTATTGACTGGTTGAAAACCAGTTGTCCTAACCATTAGACGAACACCGTGTATTATTCTTCCAAAGTATCCATGCCTCACGATTATGGAATACGTGATATTTTCAGGACTGGCAGAAGTGTGTTCTATAATGGCGCACGACATTTCCATTTTATTCTTTAATAGATTCTGTTTCTTGGTTCTATTATACCTCAGTGAGATTAGATTAACCCACGGAGCTTCCGCTTATGCTTGGACAGGCTTTTCACCTGATAGATAACTTCCGTTACTGGCTTCCCATCCCTTTGAGAATTCTTACCTAATCATAAAACACAGCCTGCGTTACACCCGTAGGATTCATCAGCATATCAACTTCCACCTGATCCTCCGCATCATATATTGGCTCATCCAATGTATCTACGCAGTTCTCACAGGCTTTTCCTTCTGAATTCCAAGGACTCACTCTGAAGTATTCCCCGCAATGTACGCATGTTGCCATATTAGTTAGGCTCCCTATTATAACCTGTTATTCAGGCT